TAACCTCTTATCGTTATAACAAACCTTTCATTAGCTGTTATATAAGGTGATGACGTAGTTAGTGTAAATACATAAGTAGCTATACCTTGAAATCCTAAAGTTAGACTTTAAATTTACTAGGTCTACGTCTGTAGACACACCTATCCTTAAAAGACTTATTTAAAGATCACGTTATCAATCAGACCGTTTAGAGATGTTAGCGAAAGAACGGATGTATGAGCTAACTAAACAACTGATATATTGATATGATGGAGCTGTAGCGTTTGTATTGTTTACCTTTGTTAAAAGGAGGAGCTACAACAAGTATCAGCTAATGTAACCTTTCTTGTAGTAGTAGCTTATTGCTTATCTATCTATCCTCTTAAGAATACCTATCGGTAAGAGACGTTTAAAACGACAGTTATAACGACTATCTAAATCTCATTATTATACAAAGTAACAGCCGAAGGGAACGTGTAAAGCATAAAAGTTAAAGATGTAGTGTTTAAGCGGTAGAGAAGATGGTCTTCGATTTAGCTATGTTTTCTTCTCGATTAATGGTATGCTATAGCTGTTATGGACATCAACGAACAAACGGACACGCTACAGTACGAACTAGCTAAGCTGGTATATAGGTTCAAGAGCGAATACGATCTTAACGATTACACTATAGCTGGATGCTTAGACTTCTGTAAGCTGTCTGTATTGACGGAAACAGATGATGTTATATTTAACCCAGATTTAGCCGATGAAGAAGACACCGAAGACGACATCCAACCTCACTTCTAATTTACCAATCATTAAGATTGTCTCTGAAGAAGAAGAGATGCACGTAAAGCTTGGTCTAGAGATGGAAGATAAAACACACGATATGCTTGTTAAATGGGGCAAAGAAGTAGCATCCGATGAAGATTATGTAGAGATCGCTGTGAGGGACGCTTTAAAGCATTACATTCATCGTGCCGATGCAACGCATTAACTTCCTTACGGTCGATTAATGCTTCTTATATCAAGCGATAAGTAGCACTTTGCTACAACTGCCAAAAGGTTTAGGTCGAAAAAATCTGAGACGCTTACGCTATATACGCCCGCAAGTTTTACCCCGCATGTACCCGCAAGATTCTTATAGGGGAGGGGAGCTTTTGTTATATACTTACAAAGTTTTTTATATTGGACATAATCAATGTTGTACGAACAAAGCTGATTATCAACGATTTACGCAACGGATTTCATGAGGTAGGTCAAAAGCTTCTATTTTTTTCGCAAATCAACAGATAACTAGGGTGGATTGCGTCAAAGCTTGATCGATCCAAAGCCGGTGCCGGTGCTGTTGTTGCGTATCAATAGATCATGATGCGTTGATGCGTCTTTGTATATTTCTTATTCTTTTTTTCCGTTCGATTCTCAACTTTGTCTCAATTATGAGATTCAGTCTCAATAAGCAATTGTAGCTCAACTCATCTAGTCATTAGCTCCAGTTATAACATCGATCAGTAATGCTTATACGATTCAAATTCGTAAAAAACCTATTGCAATGCCTATCTATATAGTATTAGAAGACGATCATAACTATTAACCTTATAACTATATATACACATGAAAACCAATATCATCTCTACACTTAAAGACGGCTACTCAATCGCTCAAACTCCGGCACAGCTCGCCAAAGTTAAACACTGGCACAAGAAGGTTTCCAAGACAGTTGCCAATTGCCACGCCATGCTCGATGAATGCGATAAGTTAGACGCTGAATTTGACAGAGTCGCCAGACGCATGGGTCTGATTAAATAACAATTAATAACACCAAAAATACCAAAAATACAGAATGAATACTACAGACACTAAATACAACGGATGGACAAACTACGCAACTTGGCGTGTGAACTTAGAGCTATTTGATGGCGACAATGAAAGGTGGGCGTATGGCTCATCTGATGGGATGCGTGAATTTGCAGAGCTATTGATCACCGAAAGTACAGATGAGGGCGTAGGCAGAGATTATGCTATGGCTTTCCTTGATGAGGTAAACTGGCAAGAGATTGCAGAGCATTATGAAGAAGAAGAAGAAGAAGAAGAGGAATCTATCTTAGGACAACACGCTTATGTCCATAACTACAACGGATAAGACCAATATGAAACCAATCAAAGTTATCAATCGCATACCATCACCTGCCGATCAAATAGACAAAGAGGTAGACAAGCTATTCAATAGCAAGCTTAACAATTTCTTAGGCTACGCTTTTCCGCTGATCTGTGGGATTGGTTGGCTTCTTATCTTGTTAGCAATCTTCAGTTCATAAACCTAAACCTACAAATCTATACCATAAAATGAATAAAATAACTATCTGGGAAACTACCAACGGAAACAATGTAAAAGCTTTAATGGGCAAAGATGCACGAGGCTTTTATGAGATCAAAATAAACGACAAAGACAGTGAGTTTTTTAGCGACATTAAAGAGGCTAGAAAGCGTTTCTGTTTCCTTGCTAACATTTCCTTACATTGGATTTCCTAACCTTACCTGACCATATGAAAATTTCACACATAAACGATCAAGTTTGCTACATAACAACAAGCAACGGCAATGTCTTTTACTTTGATGAATCGATTGATGACGAGTTGTTCATCGATCATTGGATAGATGGGCAAGACGAACATCAAAGAGACGATTCCATGACTATTGAGGAATTGTTATCAAAGGCTGATCTTAAAGACTTAAAACCGCTACCGATTGAATGCTAAACCTTACCTGACCATACAAAATGAAGATAGAATACGGATACATAAACCAAGTAGATAGAAACGATTGCTCACCAAGTGACAAATGGAAGTTTATTGGGGAGTCTATTGACGATTTAGTCGAGTTCCTTAACGATTGTGACGATTCAACTGCAACTGAACTGACAAGCTTGGATGAGGTTTGGTTTCGAGTTGTGCATGAAGAAGGAGAGGGTGAGTAATGTCAGTGACAATATATTTAACCGATCATAGGGGAAAGCAAATAGCTTTCTTCTATCGAATCGACTCAGAGAGATATTTAACAGCACCACAGCTTATATGGGCTTGTCGAGATTATCCAGAGTATCAAGGGCGTGCGGAATCAAAGGAGCATTTCATCGAGCAAGCAAAGGGTGTTATGAAACAGATTAACCGATCACCTAAGAGCGATGCGAAGCCGTGCGATACTTGTGGGTTGACATCTCCTAAAATGGAGTCACAACTTACCTGTCCAGATTGTTTAATAAATGATCAATAAATACTAAACCAATTATACATATGAACGAAGACAACTTATTCAACATTCAAGCAAACCAATTAAACGATCAGATTGAATCCATTAAATGGATAGCTGAAAACCAAGACGAACTTATCCGAGCTTTACGAGCTAAAGTAGCAAACGAGAACGCTGAGTATTTCAATGCATGTAAAAATGCCGAACAAATATTCAGAGGTCAGTACATCAGCGAATACTGCGACAATTATGTGCGTGAGCAATTAGCATGACTGATAACCTAACCGACCCAGATTTCCTAGATATGAACGACCTCGACAAGGAGCACATCCGTGCTTTGATACAGCATTACCTGTCCGTGCGTGAAAAGCTTCCGGATAACTTAAGTGTCCGTGACCGACTGGAAGAGCTACAAGCGGAGCTGATTAACCGATCTTCAACGATTGAGGGCGTTATCCGACAGAACACAGAGAACCCACTATGACCTTACTAGGAATCTTTTGTTTTATTTTGATAGGATTGATCGCCTTAGCATGGGCTCACGATATGTTATGAAAGAAACCACGAGTGTTAATCGGGCGAAGCAAGTTAACACGATGCAATCGCCTGCGATTCACATACTAGACCCTGTGGACATGACTGAAGAGTTGATGTTCCACATTTTTAACAACGATATGAACCGAGAGCTTGACGGAAGATGGCTTGACCTTTACCTGTCCTTACAGCACTACAAAGAACACCTTGAAAAACTGGAGGAGGAATGAACGGAGTTAATTACGATAACTGGTTAACCGAACCTTACGACAAGCTATATGAATACGATGAAGAACTTGAAGAACACCTTGAAGCGATGCGTGAAATGGACAATGAAGACGACCAAAGGGACTACTGTGACGACCACCACCTCAAATTCAGCGACATCGAAGCGTACCTGTGATGGTATCTTTTGGGAGGCAGAAGCAGACATCATCCGAACCGAGCTATTACGTGACCGAGAATTTCGAACCAACTGACCTTCCTTTTGACTGGAGTGGGGTGGATCACGATGAGATCAAGCGTGGATTTGACTTCTTTTATTCGAACAATCAGATCACCGGGTTCAAACTCGATAACAACGGCAACTATGTACGTGACCAAGACGGAAAGTTAATAGCTTATCGTACATCTAAGCCACGCCATCAACCGAAATCTTGGTTTAATAATTATTATCAATGAGTAAAGAGAAACAGACTCGTGGTCCGACTTGGCGAATGAGGGAGTGGGGACGCACAGCGTACCGTAACCGACAAGCAAAACTTAGAGCAGAGGGCGAATCAAGTCAGACGGAATCTGCGAAACGATTACTGAGGGTCATGGCTCCAAGGTTAGGTAAACGAGTGGATGATTTCATGTACACCTTTGGCGGTAACACACAGCACACGACTCCGTTATTCCTTACCTTTGTACTTGATATGTGTCCGTATCAGATAGCGTCGATTGCTTTGCAAACCGTGCTTGATAACTTGCAATACCACTTACCTGTCGGACGGATGGCGTATAAGATCGGTAAAGCCTTTGAGAATCAAGCGAGGTGGGACAAAGCGATGGAGTTGATGCATCCACACAAGAAAGATTTACTTGCTCTTGACGACCGATCTAAAGCGATGAAACTCAAGCAGTTCTACGACTACGAAGACGAACGGTTCACGCTGTGGGATAGTAAGTGTAAGACGGGTCTCGGTGCTTGGTTGTTGGAAGAGATACGGATTGAGACGGGCATCTGGCAGATAGACTTCGCACTTGGACGACAGAAGGGACACAAACCTGAGCGTATCTGCGTACCGAGTGGTGAGTATACGGACTGGGTCAAACGATTTGATGCTTGGAAAGAGACTACTCGTGTATTTAAGATGGCGATCCCGGATGAACCGATTGATTGGTACGAGTTGATCGGTGGAGGGTACAGCTTAAAGCATATGCCTCCGCAAGAGTTTTTCACAGGTAAGCCGTTGTCTTGGTTTAAAGAACACAAGCGTAGCTACGAACACGCAATGTCTGCTGTTAATAAACTTCAGAAGGTAAGTTGGAAAATTAACAAAGAGATTTTAGAAATTACTCGAAAATGTTACGACAATAAACGAGTGGTTGGAAACATACCGAACTTCTCCGAGATACCAGAGCAACCGAGGTACACGGGAGGGGATGAGCATGAGTTACGGGCGTGGAAGCTGAAGCAAAAGGACATAAAACAGATGAACGAAGCGAACAGTAGTAAACGTTACCTGACCTTACGTCTTTTACACCTAGCTAAGATATACAGCAAGTGGGATAAGTTTTACTTTCCGTATCGTTGTGATTACCGGGGCAGAGTGTACGCTATTCCGTACTATCTCCATCCACAAGGCTCTGACTTAGCTAAGAGTTTGTTGGACTTCAGTAACGGACAACAGGTGGTGGATGAAGAGGATGTTATGTCGATATTTCTGCACGGTGCAAACATGTGGGGCGTAAAAGGTACACGGGATGAACGTATTGAGTGGGTAGGTAAGCGTCAGAACTTTATACTTGAAGCTGCGAATGACCCACACGGAACCGATTGGTGGACCGAGGCTAGTGATCCGTTTTGTTTTCTTCGATTCTGTCTGGAGTTCAAGCAGTTCACAGAAGAGGGGTACGGATATGTATCGTATCTACCTGTTCGTCAGGATTGTTCCAACAACGGTATGCAGATCCTTTCGTTATTACTACGGGACAAAGAGATCGGACGCATGTGTAACTTAGTGGAAGAGGATCGAGCGAATGATATGTACCAAGAGTTTGCAGATAAAGTATATGATGAGTTACAAGCAGATGGAGGTGTGATTGCACAGGACTGGTTAAAGTTTGGCATCAGTCGGAAGTTAGCGAAGCTTGCCATTATGAACAGACCGTACGGTGCTACTCATTACAACCTCGTACAAGATGTATTTAAAAGTATCGGAGTGAATCACAATTGGTCAAGTACTGGTGAGATGTTAACTGCTGTTATCTATCTGTGTAAGATCGTCAATCGATTAGCAGACCAAGCGTGTCGCCCAGTCAACAGAGTGATGAAGTTCCTTCGTGCTTGTGTGCGTGGGTTAGGGTGTGACGAACCGATCACATGGTCTACACCTACAGGATTTAAAGTGGTGCAGAGCTACCGTAAATTTAAAAAGTTAAAGGTGGAGTCTGTGTTTCAAAACCTAAGCATCTCTATTACAACAGATGAACTAGCAGATAACATAGATGAAAGAGGACAATGCAACTCTATCACTGCTAACTTTATCCACAGCCTTGACGCTTGTATCGTACACCAAGTAGCTAATGAGGTTGACTTTGACCTCGCTACTATACATGACTGTTTCGTAACACATGCAAGTAATGTACGAAAATGTAATACAATAGTACGAGAGATGTATACAAAGACTTTCACTGTTGACCTCCTGACTGAGTTCCGAATGGAGCAAATCAACAACAACCCAGAAGCAGTACTGCCTGATGTGCCGGAGCTTGGAGACTTAGATGTGTCCGCAGTTAAACGCCAGCAGTATCTGTTATCTTAATAACCAATAATAAACACTGAGAAATATGACAGTAAAAGCACGTAAGAAACACGACATCATTAAAGCACAAGGCACTGCAAGGTACGCCCACTTAAACGAACCGAACAAAAGGTTTGATGAGTACGGTGTATGGAGTTGTGATCTCGTTATCGATGATGCAACTAAACAAGGAATTGTAACAGAGTTGTTAAAACCGTTGTACGAAGCTGAGTTAAGAGAAGTGATGGAACAAAACGCTGGAAAGAAGATTCAACAGAGGGGGTTACCCTTTACTGAAGTGGACGGTGGTTACATTATGAAAACTAAGTTACCAGCAGGAGGTAGACGGAAAGATACTAACGAAATATATAAACTTTCTA